TAACTCTGGGTTGCCTATGTAGTTTTCTAAGGATTCAAACGTTGAGAACATATTGGATATGTCTTTGTTTAGAGAATCTATCAGTGAAAAATCTATTGAAAATCTTACATCATCTTGTGGCGATTCAGATCTTACAATTTCGTAAACCGGTGCTTTTGATGCCCAAGGATTAAGCTTGATTAAATCGTCATCATTATAACCCCTAACTCTGATTTTTTCGTTTGTTATCGCTTCATCAAAATACGGAGATAATTGAGAATATGAAATAATTTCAGGAAGTATACAACTTCTATCAATTGGAAAACCACTTCCCGTTAAATGCATTCCGTTTTCACTAAAGTCTAAAAATGTAATTTTTCCATTTGATGCCGCGGCCAAAATTTCTTGTTTGGTTAACGAATCAAGTCTGAGTTTTTCAAAAGATCCAGATGGCGTAATTGCATAATTGTAATTTGTTAATGGGTTTTCCACTCCCAATGATTGATAGTTTCTGAGATGTTCTGTCCATTCTTCCGTGGAAAGTGCTTTAGACCAGAATCTTAACTTTAATGCCCTGCCTTCAAAATTTGTTGATCTTGCGTCTGAATTAACATATGTTGAATTGTTTAAAAAACGATATGTTGAAGTTGTTCCAACTGCAATGGGTTGATTGGACCCAATTGAAATAAATGTTCCTGAGAAATTTGTGTTGTGAGTTTTATCAATCTTTCTAAAAACATTAGAGTTTAAAGGTGATTCTGCGGAGCCGGTTATCTCATAAAAATATGATGACGTTGATGTAAGATAGCTGATTTCACCTTCATTTTGAGATCCTACGCGTAAAAAGTAAGATGATGAATACAAAGAATTTATCGAATCATTTCTTTCACAACCAAAAGAAACGTTCCATATGTCTCCACCAAATAATCCGTCTTTTGGTAGGTCCAAAGACATATTAAGAAGTGGCGCATTTAAATCATTTCCAGGTCGTAAAAATAAAGATACTCTTGGCGTTATTTCATCGTAATAACCAACTAAGTTTGCAATAACGCCGGGATTCTGAATTCCAGATCCGGTAACACAAAACCTTGCAAGACTTTGTGTTATTGATAATAATGGAACTGTTTTTAAATTATATTTGTAGCAAGATTCAAAAGTCCATGAACCGGATGTAAACAATCCGTCATTTTGCGAATTTGATATTCCATGTGGATTATATAACTTTTTATTTACAAAAGATCCTTCTGCATATGGATAACCAGCTTCGATCCTTGAACCAGAAAGAAATGGTGACGTTACCAACGATGAAGTGGTAAAATTAATGATTGAAGTAATGTCTGACTTTGATTCTCTTGCTTGAGTTATAACCTTGTATGTAGGTCCACCATATTCTCTAAATCTTACGCTGGTGTCTGGTTCTATTCCTATTGCACGTAAGAATGATTTTATACTGTGTTGTGTTCCTTTTGAACGAATAACGTTCGGAAGATTGATCAAAATTCTTCTTAATAATTCATGTTGAACAGAACGAAGAGAGAGATTTTCGTTACTCTTTACCAGAGGATCAATGTTTTCACCTTGAACATATTGTTCTATTGTTGAACTAGTAAACAAAGGGGGTATAAAAAATCCGTAATATTTTGCAATATCAAAAAGAAAGTTGTTTGGTACGCTTTCATTCAAGTCATAATCAATCGTTCTTAGATTACTAAAAATATCTAAAAACAATTTCATTTCATCAAAAAACTTTGCCCAAATATAAAGTAACGATAACATTATTTGTACGTTACTTAATTCTCCTTGACCTGGGATTCCTGTTCCTCCATATTGATCACCATTATTTTGTTCAGCCGAGTCTAAACCTTGGCCTATGGCACCCTCAACAAGATAGTGTCTTGGAATTAATTTTGTAATGATATTTGGGTTCTCGGCGTCATAATTTGATGCACTAGTTAAAAGTTCAATGTTTAATGACGTAACTTGAGGATGTGCCGGGAATAATACTGGCGATAAATCATCCCTTTCATATATAACATTACTTGTCGCATCAAGAGTTGCATCTTCTCTTAAATTTCCTACAAAGTTTGTTACATAAGAATGCAATGAATTACCAGAACTATCAAGAATTATTGCGTTTGTTATGTCACCAGGTATTGGAGACAACGGAGGAGGTGGCTCATTAAACTTATAATAAAGCTTTAAATCGTTTGTTGGATAAACTGCTTTTTTGGCGTAAGATTGTTGTTGTTTTTGTGTCCTAAAAGAATGGAATATTCTTAATTCATCCATACTTCCTGACAATGTTTGTTGTGGTGTTATTGCAACACTATTAACGTAATATTGTGATCCACTTCCTATTAATAGATCGCTTTCATCAATGTCAAGATTGCCTATTTGAACATTTGACTTTGTCTGACTTTCTAGTAACTCATTATTGAAAATTTTAGCGTTATGAAATTTAGAATCACGATCTAATATGAAACAAAGATGATTGAATACACCTTTTTCAATTACTTTAGAAGTCGAAAGATTGAATGATCCAGAAAAGATGTCAAATTGAGCCTCAACCTGAGTTGTTGATATTGTTGGGTTTAACCTTACTGAGAACCCATGATTTTTATTAGAATTAATCTTTTGTAATACAATTTGTGTTCCAGCGGTTGATATTTCTGGAATTTTTATTTGCACTTCTATGCTTAAAGATTTTCCATTTTTTGGATTTAATATTGATGTTTGAGCGTCTGTATTAGAACTTAGCGACGGAAATAATGCTCCGGCGATGTCTTTTACTGAGATGTAACTACCTAAATTTGGTGATGTTTCAGTTGTTTGAGTTCCTGAAAAATGAAGCTGACCATGATATTTTGGAAATCTATCAAAAACCCATTTATCAAATCCAGTTAAATTTGTGAAAAAGTTTTCTATTTCTTCTTTTGTACCATCGAAAGGATATCCATTTATGATTTGCTCATATGATAAGTTGACCTTGGCTTCGGCAGACATAAAAAACGTATGATTTTCAAATTTTGACCAATCTACGTTAAGTTGTTGAGTCGATTTTAGTCCTATTCCATCTTGATTATATGCAAAAGAATCTTGATTTTGGAAATTAGATCCGGAAACATCTGCAAAAGATAATGAAATTGATCTATTTCCATTAATAGATGATTTTAAAAACGACGGAATATATTGAGAATTTTTATAATTTGCCATCGTTAATTAACCTGTGTATCACTTACCTTAAACGTACATGAAATTGATTTAAAGGTTTTTTTAGTATTTCCCAAAATCAGCATAGCATCAACAACGTAAGAGTTTTCTTTAGTTAAGTTTGATGTATCAATTGTGAAATACATTCCGTTGGCATCGCTACTAACTCTAGTTGAATTATGAATTTCATCAAATGGAATAACAATTTCATTAGTTGAAATGTTTCTAATTTGATAGTATGATTTACGGATAATTATTCCTGATAATTCTGTAGGTTTTTTTACAAGTTTTATATACGGTGACGTATAATCAAATACGTTTAATCTAACAAAAACGTTTTCATCAGATGTGTGTAACGGTTGAAGACCGGAGGTTGTTACAACATAATTTTTGAAATCTAATTGATTATTAGATCTATATGGTGGATGAACTGTGATAGTGCTACCAGTAAAATAAGATACAGTATTATCTAAAGAAGCCCAAACCGGTGTAAATTTTAGTGAACCAGACGTCTGTAATTCTTTTTGTAACGTGGCATTTGAGGTTGGTATTGTAAATGAGGCAGAATAAAGTCCGGTTTTATAGTTTACACCATCAAAATGTTGCGATCCTGTAAAAACCAAACTGTAATTTGCATTTCCAGTTACAGCCGTTATAAGTTTCAAAAGTAATGAATTTGAACCAGTTATCTGGGTCAGTGAAGAACCACTTAAAATGTTTGAAGGTTCATCATGTGAATAATTTTGAAGGAAAATTGTTGACGATTCATCAAATCTTAGATTTTGTGTATCGTCTTGAATTGAGTCATTATATTTGACAACGAGCTTCGGTCTTTTTGTCTCATCATAAGCAGATCTACTTGCAAATCTTTTAACAAAATATGAATATTTATCTGTTTCGTAAGAAGAACTAAGAGATAACCTAAATCCGCTATCTGGAAGTATACCTGACAGAGTTGCTGATACTATCGTTGTTACATCGATAACAAGATCTTCTTCACCCGTAGCAAAGTGCTGTTTTGCCTCCAGCGAAGTGCCTGGTATTTTAAAAGATGACGTGATATAATCACAAAATTCTTCTGCACCACCCCCCTTTGAACAACCTGAAAGTATCCACGTTGAATTAACTGATGAAGATATGAAATTACATACATCATAATCTGAATAGTAGACTACGTCCCTACCAGATCCTTCATCAAATGATCTTGATAATGGAAATAAAGAAACATCAAAATTAGATGGTGTTGTTTGTCCACCATAAACATCAAATAATTTTATGGAGCAATTGAAACTTTGATGATTAACATTGATCTTGCCTGATGATAGTAAATCCTTTATTGGTTGCAAGTTAAAGTGAATCAATAATCTGCTTAATTCAAGATTTGGTATATTTCCAGAAGAAAATGTTGCGCCATATAGTTTAAACAAATCTAAACTTCCAGCAGAGCCAACGTTAGAGTTAACCCTAAAAGATCCTGAGTCTGAAATCTTAACAAATCTATTTGTTAGATATGCGTCTTTGTCTGATTTTAAAATTTTATACATATTACAAAGACGTCCTTCCTACGATATCTGTATCTAGGTAACGAAACTCAAAAATTCCTCCTGGGGGTGGATACAAGATACCTTTCCTTAGATTAGATTTTATATCGTAACTTACATCGCTATATGATAAATTGTTTATTGATCCGTGCAGATTTTTAAATTCAATATTATTAATTGACAACACGCCTGATGTGTTATAAACCAAATTTTGTATATCAGAGATTACAATTGGTTGATCTATTGAAAAGTTTTTAATATCAAATTTTTGTATTAGTGTTCTTAATATATTTTGAATGACTAATTGTTGGTTTAACGACGGATCTACAATTATGTCAAAGTTTAACTGTAAATTAACAATTGGAGAATCTAAAACTTCAATTGCATCGGTTACTAATCTATAAGGGGTTAGATACTTTCTTAAGTTTTCTTTTAGTGTATCAGAGGTTTGAACAAGAATAGAATTTTGAGTTCTTGAAATAACATATAACTGGGTAACAAGGGGATTGTTTGGATTTGGCCTTACTGCAGCTCTAAAAACTCTTCCAAAGTTTGCCGGTAATGAATAGACACGTGCCAACAAATCTTCTTTTGTAACAATTCTTTCTTGAGAATTTTTTGCACTTGGAATTAATGCCTTTAACTGATCAACCGTCGGCGCATCTTCACCACCAGTTGACTGCGTTCTATTTGTACAGGCAATGCTATTTCTAATAGCTGATGCAATCTCAAGTGATGGATTCAATGGAAATTCTATTAATAGTTGACTGATTGTAGTTATTGTGTTTGGAAGGGAATTATGACTTAATCCACCGCCGTGTCGATAAACCACTGTCATTTGAGAATTTGTAGAATATACCCCCAATGTTCTCGTCTTTAACATCTGTAATGGGTTGATAGATGTTCTAGAAAAAGTCTTTGAATACGGAAATGATATTGCAAAGTCAGAAGGATCGGGAACAACGTCATCTTCTAAATTGCTGTCATCTCCTCCTCCCAATATCATAGTTGTGAGTCTGTTAGATAGGCTAACTGAAGTTATAAATCTATAGGGAGCAGGAACAACTTTTAAAGCCTCTGATATTACATTTGAATCCTTAGCTGTATTTAAAACGTTTTTATAAACTACGTTTTCAGTCAAAGAACCAACTTCATAATAAACATTTCCCTGATTATCACTGACAGAAAGTATGTCAGTAATATTTGGTCTTGATAACGTTATTGTTTTAAATGGAACAAAGCTACCTAAATAAAAACTTTCCGTTTCTTCATAACCAGAAATGCAAGTTGCAGTTGCGGCCATTGCAAATGTTAAAGGCGTACCATTTGATAATTTTTTACCAACTTTTACATCTGCAAAGTATGTAATGCCATCTGATTTTTTCTTTGAAAAATCTATATCAGATAACAAATAAAATTGAATGCCATCGTTAGAGCTGAATAACGTACCTGCTTTGATCACCGGTAAAGAACCAGGCGATGGAACTATAACATTTGAAATTGTTTCTACTGGAACTTCAATAAAAACCGTAACGTCCACAGTAGCAGGTGACGCTCCAGTTACTTTCACACCTGAATTACGAATTAACTTTTCAATGTTTCTTGTTTCAATTGCCGTGTCTGGATCTAATTCGTTGTATTGATGATCTAGATAAAATGACATAATATCGCCAGCATATGCAGCTAGATCAAGAAATACGCCGCCCAGTGATGTTTCAGAAAAATCCTGTATTCTATCAGGATAGTAAAGCCTGGCGTAGTTTAACAGCTGATTTCTAAGTGAGTCGAAATCCTTTGCAAGATAATTTCGAGTTCTAAATTGTTTATAATCGGTCTTTGCCATCTCGTACTCACTTATAAAGATTATAATACATATAAAGACACTTGCAGCGCTTTATTTTCAATATCTAACTGGGAAATATTATACGTTACCTTGATTCGAATTATTCCTGTGTTTTTATTTGATTGGTTGTCTACTTGAGAGACAAAATCATTTAAAGAAACAAAAGGCATCCACGTATTTACCGCACTTCTTATTCTTTCAATTGCGGCCTCATCAAATGCGTCTATCGAGGAAAAATCTGTTGTCAACTCTCTTAAATTTGCCCCGAAGTAGTAAAAACCGACCCTTTCTCCCCAGTTTGTTAACAATAAATTACGAAAGTTATCGTGAACTTGGTCAGCAACGTTATAATGCATCCCAAACAAATTTTTATCATCTAACCTTAATGGCGTTCTAATACCAACAGGTAGAGGTGTAAAGTCAGGTATCTCAGATAATATCTGAGACGCGGTTTTACCAGAACTTTTAAAGCTATAGACGCCCATAGGTGACGACGCTAAATATTGACATACTCAAAAATCGTTGCCAAACCTGCTTAATTCACTTATTGCGGGCTACGGCGGCGTGGATATTGCAGCTATAACCTTTTGTTCCTTAGCTTGATTCAATCGATCCTTTGACAAATTATCATATAATTTTGGAAATGCAAAATATTGTACACCAAAAACAAGAGTACTTTCTCTATCTTCTGTAAGAAGAGATATTTCTGGGTGATC